CGCTTGGGAAGATGTCGGAACTAATGACGGCACTGGCAACAACTGCAACCCGACCCCTCAGGTTGTTGAGTTCGCTCGCACTCTCCGTTCTTACAACCTCCAACAGGCTGCTATCCGTTCTCCCGGTTTCTGCGTGAACGATCTCCGCACTGCATGGAAGGCTGAAGAGCAGCTTGCTGGCGAAGTCAAAGTTCTCAAAGAGAACTCGCAGTGGTTCTGGAGCAACCGTTACCGTGACGAGTTTTCTCGCCTCTGCGGTAACAAAGTTGTTCTCGATGTGCCTGACACGCTTGCGATGTCCACCAGCGGAACTGGCGCTGCCTTCCCCGCTGTGGCTCCTACCTATGCGTTGGATCAAGGTATCCTCGATCAGTTCTACCTCGACCTCTCCCGTGATGCCGCTGAAGGCCATTACGCGATGGTTGACGGTGAGCCTCAATACGCTCTCATCTGCTCGCCTGAAACGAGCAACTACCTGAAGAAGCAGAACGCTGACATCCGTCAAGACCTCCGCTTCTCCTCGCAAGTTGATGAGCTTATCAAGCCATTCGGTGCTGCCTTCACCTACAGTGGATTCGTCCACTTGGTTGATCGTCAGGCTCCTCGCTACAACTTCGTTGATGGCGCGTTTGTGCGTGTTCCGTTCTTCACCAACAGCCCTGCCTCCACTGGCAACAAGGCTATCGTGAATCCGGCCTACCGCACTGCTGCCTACGAGGTCAGCTTCATCTACAACCCACATGTGTTCACCAGCCGTGTTGCACAGGTCATCACCAGCCCCGGTTCGGGACTGAAGTTCGATCCTGTTAACTACCGTGGTGAGTTTATGTGGATCAACAACAAGGACAACGCCAACAACATCTTGGGTGTTAATGGCTACTTCTACGCCTTGTTCATGCAAGGTTCGCAGCCGAAGCGTGTTGAGTGGGGTTATGCCCTCATGCACCTCCGTTGCAGCCCAGCAACCCTTTATCAGTCCTGCTCGTAATAGCAGGTAACTGTTAAACAATAACAAGTGTAGCGGAGGTTCGATCCCTCCGCTGCACTCAACCTAAGAAAAGTAATGAAAGAAAAATCTGGGATCGCTCTCATTATAGGTGTCGGTGGTGGTTGTGGATGCAAAAGAAAAGGTTGTCCCGTATGCGAAGGAGAAAAAATGGAAACAAGTTTTACTGCGCCGGAAGGCTTTGATTTTGAAGGGATGGATGAAGGCGAGGAGAAAGAAGTTCTCGCTAAAGTTAAACATTTGGGTGGTGGCAATTTTAGTGTCGTCTCTGTTGACGGCTACGAACTCGGCGAAGAGCCTGAGATGGAAAGAAGAGGAAGAAGAAGGCGAGGAGATGGAAGGTGAAGAGATGGAAGGCGAAGAGGGAGAAGAAGAATCCTACGCTAAACAACTCAGCGCCCGTGCAGGGCTAATGTAATATGCCTATTGCCCCTCTCACCAACGACTCGAAATCCAACCTGCTTGCTAAGATCGCCGCTAATACAGGCGAGACTAAACCTGTAGTAGGTGATGGAGAGCATAACCTTCTCTGGAAGATTGCTGCTAACACCTACGCTACTGCTACAACTGGTGGTGGCGGAACTGGTGGAGTAGGGGCAACAGGTGCTACTGGAGCCGCTGGTTCCGTTGGTGCTACTGGTGCTAGTGGATATATTGGTTCTGACGGAGCCACTGGTCCACAAGGACCATCCGGAGATACTGGCGCAACAGGAGATCAGGGAGCCACTGGAGAAATCGGAGCTACAGGCTTGACAGGAGCAACTGGACTTGATGGCGCGACAGGATTAACTGGAGCGACTGGAGAAGTTGGATCGACTGGCGAGGTTGGAGCTACAGGCGACATTGGAGCCACCGGAAACATCGGAGCTACTGGTCCTGATGGAGCAACTGGATTGACCGGAGATGTTGGCGCTACTGGAGAAGTAGGCGCGACTGGTATCCAAGGTGCAACAGGAGACATCGGAGCTACAGGAGATATTGGCGCAACAGGCGTTCAAGGTGCTACTGGCGAGATTGGCGCTACAGGTGCAACCGGAGATATTGGAGCGACTGGCGATTTCGGCGCGACTGGTGCTACTGGTATTGGCGCTACTGGTGAGATCGGAGCCACTGGCTTGAGTGGAGCAACCGGACTTACGGGTGCAACTGGTGAAGTGGGAGCTACTGGTGCATCAGGCGCAACTGGAGCAACTGGCGATATTGGCGCATCTGGATTTACTACAATTTATTCTGAGGTTCCTCCTGCTTCTCCTATTGAGGGAATGCGTTGGGTTAACACTACAACGATGGTTGAGTATCAATACTACGACTCTCAGTGGGTCGAGGTAACATCTGTTGCAACAGGTGCAACTGGAGCAACAGGTGCAACTGGCGCGGGAGCGACTGGTCCTATTGGTTCTACAGGATTAACTGGAGCTACAGGAGAGACAGGGGCTACTGGAAACATTGGAGCTACCGGAGAAGCTGGTGCAACTGGGATCACTGGAGCTACAGGTGAAGTCGGAGCCACAGGACTTACAGGGGCTACAGGAGTTGGAGCCACTGGTGCTACTGGAGTTATCTCATCTACACCAACATTCGATTACATTGAATTTGATCCGACCTACACTTCTGGCGTTACCCAATACCAAATGGCGTGGAACGACACCGATGGAACTATTGAGCTTGGGCTTAAAGGCGGAACTGTTAATCTTTCGATTGGTCAAGAGAATGTTATTCTTGTTGTCAACGATGATCTAACAACTCTGAACGCTGGTGAAGTTGTCCGTATTTCTGGAGCAAACGGAACCAACCTTTTAGCAAAACGAGCGCAAGCCGATGGTGATCCAAATTCCGCAAGCACGATTGGTATTGTTGCCGAATCTATAGCTACAAATGCGGCGGGGTTTATTACAACATTTGGTTCAATTAGGAACATCAATACGAACGCATTTAACGATGGTGATCCATTGTATCTATCTCCAACAACTCCGGGAGGAATTACCAATGTCAAACCATCCGCTCCAAATCATTTGGTTCTTGTTGGCTTCTGCCAAAAGAAATCTGCTGGTGCTGGACAGATTTTCGTTGAGGTTCAAAACGGATACGAGTTGGACGAACTACACAATGTCCAGATCAATGGCGGAACATTGTTGAATAACAATCTTCTCGCTTACAATCTAGCAACAGACACTTGGCAGAATAAAACATTAAGCGATGTTAATGCTGTTGCCAGCAATATAAGTAGTCTAACTGGAGCAACGCAACTAACCAACATGGTGCAAATCACGCAAGCTGGTTACAACGCAATTGTAACTCCAGATGTTAACACGCTATATGTAATTGTGGGATGATTTTAACAGACTCCACAGCAGCAGAAGTTGGGACAAGCAATGTAAATACAATTGCGTCTGCTACGGCATCGTTCCGTCAGTTTATGTGCTACTTAAACACAACGATTTCGCAAGCAATTTCTGGGACAACTGGTTTGATTAAAAACGGAATTGGAGGTCTTACATTATCTGGAGTCTGCGATTATACTGGGCCTACTCAGATCAACCAAGGGACTCTTACAGTTTCATTGGCATCAACGCTTAACGGAGTGATAAGCGGATCGGGATCGCTGGAAAAAAGGGGAGTCAACATTTTAACGATAGGCGGTAACAACACTTATTCTGGAGGCACATCGTATTTTGGCACAGGGGCATCTAATTATATAGTATACAACTCAAGCAACGCATTTGGAACGGGAATTTTCACCCTGTTTAACAGCACGGGACGAATTGATTCGGGTAACAATGTAACTCTTCCGAATGATTTTCAGCTTAACGCATTGCTCCAGTTGCGCACCCTTGGTGCAAACACCATAACGGTTACAGGCAATATTTCAGGAATCGGAGGAATAAATAAAACAGGAAACGGGACTCTTGATTTGCAGGGAACACTTACTTACACAGGCGGCACAACCATAACCGCTGGAACGATCAGAGCCTATAAAACAGTTGGAGCATCAACAGCAACAGCAACATTTACTACTGGTCTTTCAGTTTCGTTTAATGTTTCACCTCCATCTGGAACAACAACATTTCGTTTTTTCCAAGGCTCATTTAACCTTTCTTATGGTGCAGTAACTTTGGTGGGTGTCCCAGTTGGGACAACAGCAACATGGACAGCAGCAACCTCAACTCTCGCAGTAACTGTCCCATGATAATTCCGCCTAACGAAAACGGCTGGTCATACGATGACTCTACAGGCAACTGGAAATTAGTCTATGCCGATAAGCTAATTGTTTTTTACGAGCAGACTGACGCATCTATTGCAACTCAAAGCACATTGTTTGTCGGGACGGAACAAGAGTGTCAAGATCAAATCAAGTCCCTCGATCTTAAATATCCAGAACAACCGCAAGAAGATAATGCGTAAATATAAAAATAAACAACAATAAATATGACGCTTGATTCTCCTTCAGTTCTTGATTAGAAATAAAAATTAAACTAGAATTTATTTATGCCAATTGATTTCCCAATTCCAAGTTATATCGGAGAACTTTTCACCGCCGGAGGAAAGACATGGATGTGGAATGGTTACGGCTGGGAGGCTGTAACCCCAACCGCAGTCGGAGCCACGGGAGCTACTGGTGTTCAGGGGGCTACAGGAATAGGAGCGACTGGTGTTATTGGCCCTGACGGAGCTACTGGTCCGATTGGCGCGACTGGAGTTATTGGAGGCACTGGAGCAACTGGTGCAGACGGAGATCGGTATCACACAACTAGCGCAACTCCGATTACAATTGTTGGTAGCGGCAATATTACGCTAACAACGGACGATCTTTTTCTGGATTATTCAGTAGATCAGAATGTCGTTATTGCATATTCCGCAGGACAGAATATGCGGGGAACGGTTATTTCGTATAACGAGGTAACTGGATCGCTTGTGGTTAGCGTTACATCATCTTCTGGAAGCGGAACAAATCTAACTCCGTGGGAAGTAAACCTTGATGGTGCTGTTGGTATTCAAGGAGCTACCGGATCAACTGGCCCGATTGGAGCCACAGGCGTTGCAGGAAGCACGGGTGCAACTGGACCGCAGGGCGCTACCGGAATTGGAGCAACTGGAGATATTGGTGGAACTGGAGCTACAGGTCTTACTGGCGCTACTGGCGTTGGAACTCCCGGAGCCGCTGGAGCTACAGGTGCTACTGGACCTGATGGGCCTAGTGGAATTCAAGGCGCTACTGGGGTGCATGGTGCTACGGGAGATGTTGGATTAACTGGTGCTACAGGAGAAACCGGACTAACTGGAGCCACAGGACTTACAGGCGCAACTGGCGTTGGAGCGACTGGCTTGACTGGCGCTACAGGAGAAGTAGGCGCGACTGGTTTAGTTGGCGCAACAGGAGAAGTTCCATTAAATACAGTTACAACAAACACTCGCCAAACAATTACTGGAGAAAAAGTAATTCAATCACTTTACGAAACAACTTCTACTACTTCATTAACAGTTGGAATTGGTTCAAAAACGCTTACTGTCGGAACTGGATTGAATTGGGTTGCTGGCAGAGCAGTAAGGATTAGAAATTCTACAAGTTCCATTCAATCAATGGAAGGTTCAGTAACAAGTTACGATTCAAGCACAGGGGTAATGATCGCAAACATTACTTCTACCGGAGGTGGAACTGGAACCTTTGCAAGTTGGAATGTTACGCAATTAAGCTCAACTGCATTGCCTGCCCTTCGTATTACTTCTAATGATAGTGCAAACGCATTTGTTGTCGAGGATTCGACTAATCCAGATTCAAGTCCATTTGTTATTAACTCTGCTGGTAATGTAACAACAAATCAAATTACAGCAAGTGATATTACAGTAAATAACATTACAGCAAGTAATAACATTACAGGAATTACACAAGTATTCGCTGGCGCAAGATTATTTATAAACGATCATACGGCATATCAAGGAAATGGTGGAAAAGGTATAAATAATATTATAAATGTAGTAGATAATTTAGGTGGCAATGTTGCTTTATCAAGATTTACAAATTCACTTATATTTGTATCAGCAACTGGAAGTAATTTATCTTCTGTTTATAATTTAACTGATGGAACAAATTTTTATTTTCCATTTCAAGAATTAACTAATTCATCCCCAACTTCCCCATTTGGAAGTGGAGGGACATTGCAATTAAAAATAATTTCGTATGTTTATACATATACTATTGCAACTGGAGTTTATGTTCAAACTGCTGGAGCATACACAAGTCCTGTTTTTGTAGTAAATGCAATAACAAATTCATCTGGGCATACTGGATTTACATTAAATGGAGCTACAACAGCAACAAATATAACTACAGTAGATGGATTGGCACAAACGGCAGGAGGAGTTCCAGCAAGTGGATATGCAACCATTCAAGCAACAGCAGCAACACCAACGCAAGATGGCGCAATAAATTTAACATTGCGTGGTCATACTACCGCAGATTCAGGAACAACATCATTTACATCTATTACAATGGCAGAAATTATTTGTTCTTTATATGGGGCAGTTCACGGATAAACTTAACATAAGTAATTATAATTATTCCACCAACTAAAGCTAAACAAGTGGTAATTGCTACTAATATTTACACAACGGATACTGATAAAATTATTACTAGAAATTTTAGCTTTAATAAAAATTACTTTGATTGATATTTTTAGATAATGCCAGCAATTCCTAAATTCGGAGACTCGGAAAACAATCTTATCGCTAAGATTGCGATTAACACTGGTCCAAATCTTCCTAGAAACGGAGACGGTAGATGGAATCTTTTGTATAAGGTCTGCCAGAATACCTACGAGGCAGCGGTTAGGAACAACATTATCGACGGAGAGGTTCAGACTTATTACGACCTTCCTGTAACTCAAGGCAATCCTCCACTTCAGTCTGTTTATCTTGTTCTTGAGGCAGTCGGCGTTCCTCTAATCAACCGTCACCCCGCTGGTCTATACGCAAGGACTCAGAATGCAGGAAGTCTTCCCGACTGGATGTATGTCGGCGATCTTAATGTAGGAACGACTGGTGCAACTGGAGCCACAGGAGAGACGGGAGCAACGGGCTTTACAGGCGCTACCGGATTCGGTGCTACAGGACCGATTGGTGCAACGGGGTCAACAGGACCAACCGGAGGTCAGGGTGCAACTGGTATCGGCGCAACAGGCGCAACTGGTATTGTTGGTCCACAAGGCGCTACAGGCGAGATTGGAACTACTGGTTCCGCAGGCGCAACTGGTATTCAAGGATTAATCGGAGCAACAGGTCCGCAGGGTGTCCAAGGTATCCAAGGTCCGCAAGGAGAGCCGGGAACTACAGGTGCAACAGGATCGACTGGGCCAATCGGATTGACTGGTGCTACTGGAGATACTGGTTTAACCGGAGCCACAGGTCTTACAGGAGCCACAGGTAATCACGGCATAGATGGATCGACGGGGCCAGTCGGTGCAACGGGACTTACCGGATCAACAGGTGAGACTGGCGCAACTGGAGAACAAGGCTCTACTGGTGCTACGGGATTGATCGGTCTTGTAGGAGCAACTGGACCTCAAGGTGTGCAGGGTATTCAGGGCGAGATGGGAAGCACTGGTTCTACGGGACCGACAGGAGATACAGGTTCTACTGGTCTTACTGGTTCGACAGGCTTAACAGGTGCAACGGGAGAAGTCGGAGCGACTGGTCTTACTGGGGCGACTGGCGAGCAGGGGTCTACTGGATTAACCGGAGCTACCGGAGAGACAGGCTCTACTGGAGGTCAAGGTGCGACAGGTGCGGCTGGTCAATCTTCTTCATTCTACAACTACCAAGCTGACGCAAATCAAACATCAGGCGTTCCGTCAGCAGGTAAAATCTTTTGGGATAACGCAACACAGACTTCAGCGACAACTGTTGTATTGTCACACCTCGATGAGTTCGGAAATGATATTGATGTATTCTTTACGCTATTCAAAGACGGTGACTCTTTTATCATTCAAGACAGGGGCAATTCCAATAACTTCCAGAAATGGGAAATTAACGGAACTCCGACTGTAGTTGCGAATAGCTATGTATCTATTCCTGTAACACTTATTAGCTCAGGCGGAACTAGCCAGTTTGCAAATAATGCACAAATCATTTTCGCTATCGTTACTTCAGGACTCACCGGAGCGACAGGACCACAGGGCGCGACTGGAGCTACCGGAATCCAAGGGGACACCGGAAGCACAGGAACTACAGGACCGATGGGTTCAACCGGATTAACTGGTGCGACTGGAGAGATAGGAGCCACAGGACTTGTGGGTTCTACAGGTCCAGAAGGATCGACTGGGGCTACAGGAATCCAAGGTTTAGAGGGAGCAACAGGTCCGCAGGGCGTTCAGGGTATTCAAGGATTGCAGGGAGCAACCGGATCAACTGGTCCTACAGGTGACATCGGATCAACAGGCATCCAAGGGGCTACAGGGGCTACAGGAATTGGAGCCACTGGTGCTACGGGTTCTTCAGGTATAGACGGAACAACTGGAGCTACTGGTTCTACCGGACCTCAAGGTGACGCTGGAGCTACGGGTGCTACCGGAAATGTAGGTTCTGATGGAGCAACAGGTGCGACGGGTCCGGCTGGGGACATTGGATCAACAGGTGCTACTGGTGTGCAGGGTGTGCAGGGAATCCAAGGTATCCAAGGTTCTACTGGCGCGACTGGTCCTACTGGCGATGCTGGGGCGACTGGAGAAGTTGGTGCTACAGGAATTGGGGCTACTGGCGCAACGGGTTCTGTCCCGTCAAATGTCGTTCAAAACAACCCAACTGACAACCCTGTAGTCAATTTTATTCGTGCTTTGACGCAAGCTGGAACAACTCCTTTGTTTAAAACAAGTCAAGGCTTTGCATTTGTTGAGGGAGCTGACGCAGGTGGCGGGGTGCAATCGCTTGGCAATGAGTATAAGCATTCCGCTGGAACCTTGACGATTTTCGGTAATGTCACTTCCACAAAAGACTTCCACCTCTGCGAAGGCGGTTCTGCCGCGCCTGCGAATTGCGTTATTACTGGAACGCTGACTCAAACTAACGCAGGGCCGCAGGGAGCAGGAGGTTCGCCGCGAGGGTTTACCGTTGCACAAAGTGCGAATCATGTTGGAACACTAACAATTAACGGAGCGAATATCTCACTTTTTGGTGGCGTGATGATTGGCGACAATCAATCAACAGGAGCAGTCGGAACGATCATTCTAAACAGTGGAACCTTTGCGACGAATGGGGGCTTTTGGTTTTCGGGGCCGAGCAATACCTTCACCATGAATGACGGCACTATAACGATGACGAATTGTTATATTGGCGGGGGCGGGAATGGGACGACCAATCCAAATCCTGTGTCTGTTCTTACCATTAACGGAGGGACTTTTAACATCTCACAACCCGTCGCCATAAATCAAAGTAATATGATTTTTGGGACTTCTGGTGCAGGAGTTTCATCGACTAACACCGTAAACCTTAATGGCGGCACATTAAAGCATAACAATATTACCTGCAACACTCCCGCCGCAGGCAGGACGCAAGTGAACACGATTAATTTTAATGGTGGAGTGCTGGATTTGGATAAAGGAACGAGCCGTGCATTCCCGTTGGCGTTGCCAGCAGGCGTCACTTGGAATCTCATTATTAAAAACGGCGGTGCAATTATTTCTGTTTTTACCGCAACAACAATGACAATGGCCGTGGCTTTCACAAACGATGGGGGCAACGGGGGCCTGACAAAGCAAGGTGCGGGAACGCTGGCAATGGGAAATCTTGCTCATTCCTATAATGGGGCGACAACGATTTCAGCAGGAACAATTACCCGTGCAGTTACAACTGGCGCATCAACTGGAACTGGAACCTTTGGTGTTTCTACCTTGTCTGTTTCATTCAATGTTGCACCGCCATCCGGGACGACAGCTTATAAATTTTTTCCAGCGGCAACAACAAATTCCTATGCTTCTGTTACTCTCACAGGTGTTTCGGCTGGGACAACAGCCACCTACAATTCTGCAAACTCAACACTTACAGTAGTTGCGCCATGATTTGGCTAAGAAATTTTAATAAATAATTATTGAGTATTGTTAAACAATTAAATTATATCTTTGTCTAAATGAATATTGATCCTCAAGTTTCCCCGCACCATACTGGTATTATGGGTTCCGCAACAAGCCTTCTAGCGGTTATCGTTTCAGTGCTGCCTCATGTAGAGCAGTGGCTACGCATTACATCTCTTGCATTCGGAACAATTGCAGCGATAGTTTCGATTATTGTTATGATTGAAAAACGCAACAACAAAGACAAATGAAAACGCTACTTATCAAAGCTATCTCCGCTATTACCGGAGCATCCAAATCGGTTATTGAGTTTATCATCCCGATCCTCCGCGACTCGGCTGCATCTCTTCTAAAAGAATTGCTTCCTATCGCGCTGGAGGTTGTGTCGGGTCTTCTCACTTCGGATAAGAGCGGAGACGAGAAGCGCAAGATTGCCGTGGATAAGATTAAAGATGCGGCAACCCGCGAGGGAATCAATGCTTCCAACCGCGCAGTCAACCTCGCTATCGAGCTTGCTCTTGCCAAGCTGACCGATAAATGAACGACGAGAAGGCATGGTGGCAGAGCAGGACGATTATCGGAATCGTCGTTATGCTACTTGCTCAAGTGCTGAAGTGGCTCAATGTTGATATAGTCAACGAGGAGTTGACAGACATCGTTACTCTTGCGATGGAGAGCATTGGTGCGGCATTAGCTATTTACGGACGCGTAAAGGCCCGTAAAACGATTCGCAGGACTAAACCCGGAGGTCAGTTCAATCCGAATGCAGAAGTGCGTAAAGCCAAGCCTGTGCGAAGCAAGCTGCTCGGTCTGTTTATTCTCCTTCTTTCCTTCAACTGCTACGCTCAAGCATATCCTTCCCATGTGTGGTATGAGAATCCTATTAGGTTCAATGCGATTGTTGACGATAGACACTTTCTAATTCGCTTACTGGATAGCTTGTGGATCAGCGTTAGCGTTCTTCCTATCAAGGGCGAGATCAAGGGTTCGGCTGATTTCTGATATGGCTACCGAAGCAGAGCGACTAGAAATGGGAGACTTCATCCTGAAGTCAGAAGCTCGCAGGGACAAGCTGGGCAGGCTTAAAGTTTATCCATTACCAAAGGCTGATGGTGGCGGCACATTTGAAATCGCTGGTATCAATGACAGGTATCATCCGAAGGCTGCTACACATCTAAAGAATCTCATCGACAACAACCGTCATGCTCACGCAGAGAGCTACGCTAAGAAGTATCTTGTGGAGTATACTGATGTCGTTAAGAACTGGACTGAACTGGCTCCGCTAGAAGCATTCCTCCGAGACGCTGCATTTAACCGAGGACCGAAAGGCGCCTTGCGTATCTTGCAGATTGCTCTTGGTATCGCTGATGACGGTAAGTTCGGACCTGTAACAAAGACAACCCTAGCTAAAGCAGCAAAGAATGTTACGGCATTTCTTGACAGACTGCGTGAGGCTAGGGAAACATACGAGATTCGTGTTGCTCCACCCGTAGGAGCCAGAGCAAAGTTTTGGACTGGCTTGCAGAACAGGTGGAACAATGCGCTACAATTCAGCAAGAAGTTTATAGTTTAACAATAGAAACAAAATATATGTCA